GAGCGGACTATGGATACATGTATCAATATATATCTGAAACTGGTGGCAATACTTGGATACAGGTTTTAAAAATTTCTCCAACTCTTTATTCTAAAAGACACACTACCACCTTTGCCTCTGGAGAAGCATCAATATCAATTCCAATTGCAAACATAGTTACTGTATCTGGATCACCACTTACAGCCTCTAATTTTAATGTTCAATATAGCATTCAAAATACAGACCCTATTGCTTCTTCTATTGAAATCCCCGCTCTTGCAGGGGCAGGTACAAACCTAGTAGTTAATCTTAATGCAGCAAAGTACGCAAGTAGCACATGGTCAAACTTAACAGGAGAGGTAACGGTACACCTATTTATATCAGTAGTTATCTAATTATGGTATAATCTTGATGAGGTGAAAATATGGCAGCAGAATCAATAGGTACTTTAGTACCAACAAAAATTCCAGGTTTAGCAGACCAAGCAGATATTCAGGCTGCGCTAAGAGTGTATCACTATGGCTCTTATACCTTTGATACTGCAGAAACTGTCGCTGCAAACCTAGTAAACCCTTCTATTGCATATACAATAAATAATCTTCAAACTCAAATTACAGCCCTTGCGGGTGGAACTGCAATTTCTTCAACAAGTTTTAACGCTAAAGGAGATCTGCTTTCAGCATCAGCAAATGATACACTATCTGTTTTATCTGTCGGTTCAAATGGAACAGTCCTAACAGCAAATAGTGCTACTGCTACAGGATTAGAGTGGGTATCTCCAGAAGTCACATTATCAAATTCTGTAACATTAAGTGGAAAAACCTTGACAGCCCCTAGGTTTGCAGATCTTGGCTTTATTGCAGATGCTAACGGAAATGAACTTCTCGTTATGGATACCGTAACTTCTGCGGTAAACGAAATTAAAGTTGCTAACGCTGCAACTGGAGGAAATCCTTCTTTAGCAGCCCAAGGAGGAGATACAGATATATCTCTAAATCTTGTTTCAAAAGGGGCTGGAACTGTTAAGGCAAATGGTCAAGATATAGCAAATACAGGGCTAGTTGAAGAAACTCAAATCTTAACAATTATGGGCGCATTATTATAAAAAATGGTGTATAATAACACTATAATCTACTTTAGGAGGTAGTAACTAATGGCTACAACAACAAAGGCTCTTGCTAGAACAGCAGCAGCAACATCATCAGCAACACTATACACAGTACCATCATCAACAACTACGGTTATAACCGATATTCTTGTTGCAAATACATCATCATCTGCACAAACATTTACTCTATTGCTAGATGGTGTGTCAATTGCAACAACTGCAGCAGTGCCAGCAAATGACTCAGTTTCTTTGAGTCTTAAGCAGGTCCTTGCTACAACTAAGGTTATTGCTGGTTTTGCATCAGCAACATCAGTTAACTTTCACATCTCTGGAGTGGAGATTTCGTAATGACTTTTAAGAAACTGTCTAATGGTAAATTTTCTACCCAAACTGTTGCTGGTTTAACTACTGGTATTGGTCCAGCGAAAATAACTGCTACTACTGGTTCACCTTCTGTTGATTCTTCTACACGTGCTGGTAAAACTATTTATACTTTTACTGGTTCAGGTAGCATTACAGTCGGTACTGCTGGCACTGCTGAAATTCTTGTTGTCGGTGGCGGAGGTGGAGGAGGTACTGGTCCAGGATCTCCAAATACTGGCGCAGGTGGAGCAGGTGGCGGTGGAGCAGGTGGATTTCTTTATAACGCAAATGCAATATTGCGTGCTGGAACTTTAACAGTAACTGTCGGTGGCGGAAGTGGAAGTGCTAATTACTTTGGCAACGCAATCGGCAGTGCTTCAAGACTTGATAGTTACTTTTCTCCAGGTGGCGGTGGCGGTGGTTGGTCTGCTGGCTTTAGTCAATATGCTCCTGGTAGCCCAGGGGCTTCTGGTGGCGGTGGCGGAGCATACCGAAGTGGCGGATCAGGCCAAACAGGATTAGGAAATTCTAGTAATGGTCGTGGTGGCGGTGGTTCTGGAGGAGCCAACTCTGGTCGCATAGGTGGAGTAGGTACAGCAAATTCAATTACTGGAACTTCCTATACATATGCTGCTGGAGGAACTGGTGGACTTGATGGCCTCAATGCTGGTGGTGGATCTAGCACAGGAACTTATGGTTCTGGTGGAGGTGGTGGCCATGGCGCAGTCACTTACCCAAATACTGGTGGTGCATCAGGTGGTGGCGGTGTACAGGGTGTTGTAATCGTGGTGATTGGATAATTATGGCTTACTTTGCAAAAATAGAAAATAATTTTGTTACTGAAGTAATTGTTGTTAATGATGAAGTTGTAGAAAACAAAGATTTTCCAGAATCAGAACCAATTGGAATTGCATTCTGCAAATCATTGTATGGTGAAGATACTGAATGGATACAAACCTCAATTGACTCAACCTTTAGAGGAAAATATGCATCAATTGGAATGCCCTATAACTCAACAACAGGTGAATTTTTTTGGCCACTTGCACCAATTCCAGAGTAAAATCTAACACACTATAACATTATTATATTTAATAATAATATATAACTAATCTATATGCAGCACTCCTTTGGAGATCTATGGTGTTTATTTTTTATAAAAATATAGTGTATTTGTAATTAACAAGAAACTGTGCTATTCTATGTTTATGAATAAAACATATCATTTTTTAGCAGGACTGCCAAGAAGCGGCAATACATTAATATCAGCAATCTTAAACCAAAATCCATATATATATAGTAGTCCTTTAAGCCCACTGCCCACTCTGATGTGGGACTATGTAAATAGTGCTAACAATCTTGAGCATATAAGTAGAAATGAAGAAAATAGAAATAGGTCAAAGCAACTTCTTAATTCTTTATTTGATAATTTTTATAGTGACGTAGACAAACCTGTGGTAATTGATAGAGAAAAATCATGGGGGACTCCAGCAAACCTAGATTTAATAAAAGAGTATGTTACACCAAATCCAAAAATAATTTTTACAGTTCGTGATATTTTAGAAATTATTTCTTCTTATCTTTTATTAAACAAAAAAACCAACTATTTAACACAAGACTCTGTTAACAGTAGCATGTTTGTTGGTAATTATTATTCAGATAATGATACTTTGTCAGAATATATTATGAGTCAAGATGGTGATGTGCACAAGTCTTTATTGTCTTTGGCTTCTGCGTTTTATCCAGAAAATACAGGAATATTTCATATTGTAGAATATAATGACTTAATCCTAAAACCAGAAGAAACAATGTCTGGAATTTATAAATTCTTGGAGATTCCACAATATAAACATGATTTTCAAAATATAGAAAAGTTAGAATCAGACAATGACCTAGTCTTAGGGCTACCTATTAACTTGCATGACATAAGAAAGTCTATATCCAAGTCATCAACTTCTACAGATATCTTATCAGACTACATAAAGCACAAATACTCCAATATGGAATTCTGGAGAGAAGGTTCTTTGTTGAAAGTCAGAGGAAAAGACTTTTAACATAAAAAAAATACCCCCCAGCATATAGCCAAGGGGTATTTTATTTTAAGCACTATTCGTACTTAGTTGGAAATTTCTTTAACCATCTTTGTACAGGAGCAGTCTTAGCGTATTTCCAAGACTTCCAATCTGTTCCACCCTTGGTCATATGAAATACAATTTCTGCATTTTTTACAGGGCTAAACAACTCAGCGTTAGTATCTAGGTCAAACTTATCTCTACGATCTGGTCCTAGATTACCGATCATATTTATTTGGAATACCCCGTAAGAACTGTCTCCAGTCTTAACATTTCCATTAAAAGCAAAAGGTCTTCCGTTTGACTCTGCCTTGGCTACAGCCCAAGCAGTCTTTAAACCTTTTCCAGTAAAACCTACAGCCTTTAATAACTTAACCAAGTCGTAGTCAGTCAAAGAATGTGCATTCTTATACTTTTCTAAGATAACCTGTTTATTTGGCTTAGAAACCAAAAAAGCCGACTTAGGGTCGGCGGGGGTAGTCAAAGACTTATTAATCAACAAATTATTGTCAGTCGTAGTTGTTAGTGCATTAGCAGAATTGCTTACAGGTGCAAGCACTCCTACTAAAGATAGGATTCCAATCCAAGCCATCTTGTCTCTTCTCATAATATAAACCTCCTAGAAACAAAAGCACCAGTTGTCTGGTGTTACTTCCAAGTATAACATGTTTTTGCCCCAAAAGTCAAAGTTTTGATATTTTTTATTAAATTGTTATAAAACCGTGTGTATGAAGTGGTATAATGGTAAATACTATGGCTACAGGTGCAACTACTAATTATGACATTCCTTATCCACTATCAAGTGATCCAGTAAATGTCCACGAAGATATTCAGTTATTGGCTGAAACTGTTGAATCACTTTTTGGAACAGTCGGGCCTGCATACCACACTCTTGATATAACAAACAACAGTGGGGCATCTATTGCAAAAGGTGATCCTGTGTATATTTCTGGGTATGGAACAAGCAAACCCACAGTTGCAAAAAGCGTTGCTACAAACCTTGCAACATTTCCTGTAATTGGATTAGCAACAACTGCTATATCTAATAGTTCTGATGGAGTTATTCTTTTGTCTGGAGTTTTTTCAGATATCAATACAAACTCTTATAACGTTGGAGATAAACTATATGTTGCTACCAGCGGAGGTTTAACAATAACA